GGAATGCAAGACCATGAACGCCAAGGCCTGGCGTGAGACCGCCAGCAAGGGTGTCGCCGCCGCCAAGCCGGTCTACGCGGCACAGATCGCCGTCTACCAGGCCTACATGGACGCTGCGATCCCCGGCGTCGCCGACAACCCCGCCCTGTTCACCGCCATCAACAAGGATAGCGCCGAGCTGCACCATGAACTGGTGCCGTTCGACGCCGCGCTGGCGCAGCGGATGAGCGACCGTGCCGTCCGTGTCCTCGCCGCCACCGACGCCGGCGAACTTCTCCCGCGTGTCGCCACCCAGCCCGATTTCCACGAATGCCGGTTCTGCCCATGGGCCAAGCGCTGCTGGAGCTTTCCCCAATGAGCGATGACAACATCATCCACTTCAACCCATGGCGCGATTTCAACGACGCCGCCGTGTTGATCGAGCCGGAAGTGGATCCCGATCCGGCGCAGATAAAGATCTTCCTGGACCTGGTCTTCGGCTACTGCGACGGCCTCATCCCCGTCCGCGGACTCGCTGACAAGGGCGAGGGTGCCAGTGGCAAGCCGAACAATGTCTGGATCGCCGCCGATGACACCGCACTGGAGAAGCTGACCACTTTCGCCACCTGGGCTGCGCGCAAGGGCGCCGCGGTGTATGTCGTGCCCGGCACCGTCGCCGAAGCCGGCCAGGCGCGCAGCGCCGACATCCGGCAGATGCAGTCCATCGTCGTCGACCTCGACGCCGGCAACGTCATCGGCAAGCTGGAACACCTGCAGCGCCATCTCGGTACCCCCACCCTGGTCGTGCAGAGCGGGGGCCGTACCGAAGACGGCATCGACAAGCTGCATGTCTGGTGGCGGCTGAGCGAGCCGGCCGAGGGCGAAGCCATCGTCCGGCTGTGTCAGCTGCGCTGGGACATCGCCGCCAAGGCCGGCGGTGACACGCATTTCCGTTCAGCACATCAGCCCATCCGCGTCGCAGGCAGCGTCTACCAAAAGCACGGCAATCGCCGGCTGGTCGAGATTCGCGCCCATGCCCCGGCCGTGGAAGTGGATCTCGCGGAATTTGCGGCCGCGGTCGCCACAATGCCCTCGTTCGGCGGCGTGAGCACGCCAACATTGCCGACGGACGTACCCACAACGGGAGATAAGCCGGGCATCGACGCGGTTCTCACCTCCCCGGTGCATGAAGGTGGCCAGGACAGCTGGACCCGCTTCCAGGGCGCCAGCGCCGCCATCGGCCACTATGTCCGGCAGGTGCATGACGGCCGCATCACCCCCGACGACGGCTGGGAAGCGATCTGCCAATACAACGCCGCCATGCTCCGCCCTTCCTGGCCGCTGGAGCGCCTCAAGGCAGAGGCCGACCGTATCTGGCGCCTGCACACGGACCGCCACGGACCCGCCCTGGAGCGGCTGGAACGGCCCGTCCCCGCCGCCCTGCCCACCCACACGCTGGGTGCCCTGCTCGATGATCACAGCCCCATGCCCGCGGATCTTATCGGGCCGCGGCTGCTGACTCCCGGCGGCATGCTGGTCATCGGCGGCGCGCCGAAAGTCGGCAAGAGCGACTTCCTGATCAACCTGCTGACTCACGCCGCCGCCGGCGTGCCGTTCCTGCGCTTCGTGCCATCGCGGCCACTGCGGATTTTCTATCTGCAGGCCGAGATCCAGTATCATTATCTCCGTGAGCGCCTGCAGCAGCTACGCATTGACCCCAGCGTGCTCGCCGGCGCGCGTGACCACCTCGTCGCCACGCCGAAGCTGAGTATGCTGCTAGATGAACAGGGCGTGGCTTTGGTCGCCGCCGCTATCCGGCGGGCCTTCCCCGAGGCACCACCCGAAATCATCTGCATTGACCCGCTGCGCAATTTGTTTGACGGCGGGCCCGAAGGCGGCAGCGAGAACGACAACAGCGCCATGCTGTTCTTCCTGCAGGAACGCCTCGAGGTCCTGCGTGACATGGTGGCGCCGGATGCCGGGCTGATCGTCGCGCATCACACCAAGAAGCTGACCAAGCAGCAGGTCAAGGAGGACCCGTTCCTCGCCCTGTCCGGCGCCAGCGCCCTGCGCGGCTTCTACACCTCCGGCATCATCATGTTCCGCCCCGACGAAGAGCGGCCTGAGCGCGTGCTGCACGTCGAACTGCGCAACGGTCCGGGCATCGCGCCGCTCACCATCGACAAGATCGGCGGCCTGTGGGTCGAACTGGACCGCCGCGGTGAGCGGCTGGTGCGCAAGGATGTCGGTGAGAGGTTGGATGCCGAGCGCGTGCGCAAGCATGACGTGATTCTCAGCCTGTTACTGGACGAGGCGCTCGCCGGTCATCTCTACACCATCAACCAATTCGTCGAGCGCTTCGAGAACCAGGCCGGTCTCGGTGGGAAGGACACAATCCGCGACCGCCTCAGCGTGCTGACGACGAAGGGCTACATCAAATTCCTTCGCGACTACCAGAAGCACGGCCTGGCTGGTGCCCGCTCCCGTTTCGGATACCTGTGCGTGGAGACGATGCGTCTGGGCCCCGCAGAAACGGTTGTCGACCCCGAGACCGGCGAAGTCGACGAGGTCCTCCAGTGCATACTTCCCACCCACTACAAGTGCCCCATGAGTGGCGCCGTGCTGCCGGTGGAGGATCCCGAGACATGGATCTATCACGACGGAGACGGGGCATGACGCGGCCGGAAAATAGCCGAAGAGTTTGGGAGTTTGGGACGAAACTCCCAAACATCCCCAAACTCTTTCCGCGGAAGATCAACGGGTTAGCGGTTCCCAAACTTAAGTTTGGAAATCGTTGCGCCCAAACTCCCAGGTTGCCGCTTTTCTCAATTAATACAGCTACTTATGCCTACCCCCAAGTTTGGGGGGTGAAACCCTCCCTACTACGTAGGGAGAGGCCACGCCCTGTAGGGCGCGTGGCGCACTCTCCCTGCGTGACCATTGTGGTCCCTGTTCAGGCGGTTTCCGGGGAGCACTCCCACACCCGGCAATTCGGGGCAACCGGCCCCCCACTCCTCCAGGCAAACCAACGAAACCAGGTGACGACGGCGAGCTCTGGCTGGGTCCCGCCGCCGTCACCCTCACCACAGACATCCCCCCTCACAGGAAACACCCATGGCTGACCCAATTCAGACCCTTCACGGCCGCGACGCAATACCTCCCACCTTCCTCAGCCCCGTAATACCGTGTGTCGGCACAGGCATCCTCGCCGTCGATCTCGGCACTATGACCGGCTACGCCGTGCGCACGCCTGAGGGCGCCATCACCAGCGGCACCGTGTCCTTCCGCCCCAGCCGCTACGACGGCGGTGGTATGCGCTACCTTCGCTTCCGCGGCTGGCTTGCGGAACTGGCGACGGACGCCGGCGGCCTCACCGCGATCTACTTCGAGGAGGTACGGCGGCACCTGAGCACAGACGCCGCGCATGTGCATGGTGGTCTCCTCGCCATCCTCACCGCCTGGGCGGAGCAGCGGGAGATTCCCTACCAGGGCGTTCCCGTCGGCACCATCAAGCGGCACGTCACCGGCCGCGGCAACGCCGACAAGGCGGCCGTCATCGCCGCTGTCCGTGCCCGCGGTTTCAACCCAGCGGACGACAACGAGGCCGACGCCCTGGCGATCCTGTTCTGGGCCACCGACACGCAGGGAGGCGTACGATGAGCAAGCGGGCCCAGGTGCGGCGGCGGAAGGGTATTCTCGCCGTACATGACACGGACGTGATGGTCCCCGCGGCCCAGGTCGTCAACGGCGCCGTTGAGCGCGCCGCGTGGGATGATCCCGACGATACCGGCCGGCGTGGCTCCTACGTTCGGATGGTGCACGGGTATCGCCGCTCCGACCCACTGATCACCTTGCATCGCCGTTCGCCCAGGGAAGTCACGCAGCAGCACCTGCAGGCGGCAGAACGGCTGCGGGACGACTACGAGATCGGCGAAGGGGTCAATCTCGGCAAGGGCTCCGGTGGCGACGCTGGGCCACTGGACGTGCAGATCGACGCGCGCTCTCGGTATCGCGCGGCCGTCGCCGCCGTCGGACCCAGCCTCTGTGCCATCCTGCTGCCGGTGGTGCTGTCGGCCTGGACGGTGAAGCAGTGGGCGGAGGACCGTGGCATGTCGGAGAGTAAGGCGGCGGGCTACCTGATCGCCGCACTGGACCGGCTGCAGGACCACTACAATCCGGTGGTGCGGAAGACGTCTTGACACCGGACCGTTCCGGTGAATAATCCTGTGCACCCAACTACCCGGACAACTCCACTTAGCCCGCCGGCCACCTGGTCGAGCGGGCTCTTTTGGCTGGGTGGGACTTCTTCCTACCATGATCGAGACGCTCGATCGTCCGACCAGGCAATGCCGGCCGAATCTGCTTGACCCCTCTGGCCCACCAGCAGCTACTGTTCTCTCTCGACAACAGAAAGCCAAAAGCAAGGGAGGCAACCGCACCGTGCCGAGCATCACTGAAACCGCTCGTGCCTTTTTCGATGCCTGCGAAACCGGCAAAGGCTGGGCCGGCTGTCGGCAGTATTGCACCGAGGGCGCCACGTTCTCCGCCCAGGCCGAACCGCTGGCGGAGATCAGGACCCTCGGCGCCTATTGCGATTGGATGGCCAGCCTCTCCGGCCCGCTGCCCGATAACGGCTACGAGGTGAAATCCTTCGCCACCGATGCCGCGCGCAATAATGTCTGCGCCTACGGCGTCTTCACCGCCACCCATACCGGCGAGGGTGGCCCACTGCCGCCGACCGGCAAGCGCACCGTCACCGACTACGTCTATGTGATGGAATTCTCGGACGGGAAAATCCACCACATGACCAAGATCTGGAACGCTCCCTGGGCGCTCAAAGAACTGGGTTGGGTCTGATACCAGGGCCGCTTGCGATAAATTTTGAATGCCAGCCTCGGCCAGTTTCGCACGCGGAGTTTTCGACATTCGCGCGCCAGCCCGACCAATCGTGCGCGAGGAGGACTGATGAGCCCTGACGTTCGGAAGACTTTGTTCCAAGAGGAAACCGCGTTTGCCGAGGCCGGTCACGCGGCGGCGAAGCCGATCCGTCGCGTTGCCGCCCTCGCGGTGATCGGCAATCCCTACGCCGCAACCCATGTTGCCGATCTAAGCATGCTGTTCGATTTCGGCCGCATCCTCGGTGAACAGTTGATGCCGGACCTGGCGCGCCGCCTCGGCACCGCCGCCATCGGCTATGGCAAGGCGGCTATCGTCGGGGTCAATGGCGAGTTCGAACACGGCGCTGCGGTAATCCACCCCAAGCTCGGCCGCCCCATGCGCGATGCCGTCGGAGGCGGCAAGGCCCTGATACCCGCCAATGTGAAGCTGGCACCGGCGGGAACGCCGATCGATCTGCCGTTGGGACATAAGGACGACCCGTGGTCGTTCGACCATATCGACACCTGGACGCTCGCCGTCGCCGACGCGCCCAGACCGGACGAGCTTGTCATCCTGATGGCCCTTGCTGACGGAGGGCGAGTGCATCCGCGCTCCGGATCGGGCCCAATGCAGGGAGGTATAACTGTGGCCGATCAAGGGCGGAGTTGATACCCATTCACAAACATTGACTAACATTTTTGGTGAGCACCTGAAACCCGATTGACGCGAATGCGATTGCGGTGTTTAACTCTCACCACGTTCGGGTAGCATGCCCGGAGACAACCAGCCCGCCGATCTCTGGATCGCGCGGGCTTTTTGTTGCCCGGAGACTGGTGATGGCAACCGGGGCGAGCGTGCGCTTCTACACATCCTCGGCTTGGCGTGCGCTACGGCGACGTGCGTTGGAACGCGACGGTTTTCGCTGCGTGGTGCCAGGCTGTAATCGCGCCGCCACCCACGTGGACCACATTGCGCGCCGTCCCATCTCGGCGACACTCACCGCCGCCGACCGGTTGGACAATCTGCGCTGCCTCTGCGCCAGCCACGACGCGCAGGTAAAGGAACGCACATCCGGTGCCCGGCAGAACGGTGGACGCTTCACCATCCGCGGCGCGGATGCGGAGGGTTGGCCCTTGGACCCGAAACGACGGAGCTAACAGTCATGATAGAATAAATGACGGACGGGGGTCGAAAGTCGGGCAATTTCAATGCGGTACGCCGGCGTGGGCCAATGCGCGTAGAGCCGCAGGTTAGGGGTGGGGGGGCAAATCGGCTATGTCATTGAAAATCCGCACAAAGGATACCCCGTGAACGGCGTTTTGCAGGTCGAAACCTGGCCCATCGAGCGGCTGATCGAATACGCGCGCAACCCGCGCAAGAACGACGATCAGGTGGACCGGATGGTGAGTGCCATACGCGAATTCGGCTTCCGCATTCCGATCGTCGCCAAGTCCGATGGCCTGGTCGTCGATGGCCATCTCCGCCTCAAGGCGGCGCGCAAGTTGGGGTTGGCGGAAGTCCCGGTCGCCCTGGCCGACGAGCTGACGGAAACCCAGATCAAGGCGTTCCGCCTGCTGGCGAACAAATCCGCCAACTGGGCTCAGTGGGACGAGGACCTGCTCCGCCTGGAACTGACCGACCTGCGGGAGATGGGCGCTGACATGGGCCTGGTGGGTTTCGGCGAGGACGAACTGGACAAGCTGCTGGCGAGCGAGACGGAGGGGGAGACGGACCCCGACGACGCCCCTGAGCCGCCGGCGGAGCCGATCAGCAAGCCGGGTGATGTCTGGATCTGCGGCGAGCACCGCGTGCTGTGCGGCGATGCCACCGTCCTGGGCGATGTGGAGGGGCTGCTCGCCGGCGAACTGGCAGACATGGCCTTCTGTGATTTTCCCTACAACGTCAACTACGCCAACTCGGCGAAGGACAAGCTGCGCGGCAAGCATCGGCCGATCCTGAACGACAACCTCGGCGCCGCGTTCGGCCCGTTCCTGTATGACGCTTGCGTCAACATGCTCGCGGTGACCAAGGGCGGCGTCTATGTCTGCATGTCCTCGTCCGAGCTGGATACCCTGCAGAAGGCCTTCCGCGAGGCCGGCGGCAAGTGGTCCACCTTCATCGTCTGGGCCAAGAATACCTTCACCCTCGGGCGAGCCGACTACCAGCGGCAATATGAGCCAATCCTCTATGGCTGGAAGGACGGCGCCGACCACTTCTGGTGTGGCGCGCGCGACCAGGGCGATGTCTGGTTCTTCGACAAGCCGGCGAAGAACGATCTGCACCCGACGATGAAGCCGGTGGCGCTGGTCGAACGTGCGATCCGCAATTCCTCGAAGAGCCGCGACATCGTGCTTGATCTGTTTGGCGGCTCGGGGACGACGATGATCGCGGCCGAGAAATCCGGGCGCCGGGCGCGACTGGTGGAACTCGACCCGAAGTACACGGACGTCATCGTCCGGCGCTGGCAGGAATTCACCGGTGGCAGCGCTGTGCACGCCGCCTCGGGTGACGCCTTCGGGCCAGCAGCGTCGCCCGCACCGGCCGCGGTAGCGTGATTGCAGGGAGCTTCCCACCGGCGGCATAGTTGCCGGCATGGCACCACGTCGGCCTCCTGGAACGACGCCTGACCTGTTTGCAACGCCGCGGACGACAATGCCCGCCGGCACCGGCGGTGCTCCACCGCCCTCAGGGGCGGCAAAGCCAGCCGCTGCTGCCACGCGCTACGTCCTGCCGGAGGGTTTGACTCTGGCGCTGCGCACGATGGCGGATGTGGAATTCGACCGGTTGCTGACGTCGGTGACGGCGGAAGCACGGCGGCGGGGCCGTGTGCCCGAGGCTCCGACGCGAGAGAAGTCAGTCACAGCGGAAAAGCCACAGCCGAAAGTAACCGGCACAGTTGCTGCGCCGCCTGGCTCGCTCACGACTGGCCAGACCAATGCGGTGCGCGCGGCATTCCGGGCTGGGGTTAAACTGTCGGCGATCGCTCGGCAGTTTGGCCTGTCCCCTGCGCAGGTGAAGAAGGCCCTGGAGCAGTCCCAAGGGTGACGGGCGGCGGCAAGTGCACCCCCGCCACCCAGACCATCCTCATTCTGAAATGCGGTAGACCCGCCCACGCCGCTCATCCTTCTCCGAGGTGATGGAAAGCCCCAGCTTCTTCTTCAGCGCGCCTGCCATGGCGCCGCGGACCGTGTGCGCTTGCCAGCCAGTGGCTCCGACGATCTCGGCGATCGCGGCGCCCTCGGGCCGGCGCAGGAGGTCGATGAACAGCGCCTGCTTGGTGCCGCTGCGTGTCTTGCCCGTCGTCTCGCCTGTCGCGGCCTTGGGGCGCGTCTTGGTAGCCGTAGCGGCCTTCGCTGCCTTCCGCGTCCGAGCCGCCTGTGCGGGCGCCTGTGAGGCATCGTCGGGAGCGATGCCTAGGGCCGCAAGGCCCGCTGCGGTGATCACCAGGGTCACTGCCTGTCGGTCGCCGGCTTGGCGCCAGGCGGGCTCATCCCGCTTGGCATCGACCTCTGCGATCAGCCCTTTGGCGATCAGGCTGTCGACCACCTTGGTGGCAGCGCCACCCTTCAACCGGTCGGGCAGCGGCAGGACGCGACCGTTGTCGCGCTTGCAGGCGGCATTCAGGATCACGAGCTGTGTGTCGGAGAGCTTGGTCATGGGCTGGTCCCTTCGGGTGAGCGGGCCGCGACCATCGCGGCCCAGCTACCAGCCCAAGCCCCGGCAAGGGATGACCCGGGGCACCAGCTTGCTGGTGACAACATGAATGCTTCATCGCGCCAGGAAGCCAACGGGAATGATGCGCAATCAGATTGCTTTCTGCGGGCGCGGTTGATTACCAATGCACGGCCGAGGAGCAGGTTTGTAGTGGTCGCACGACGTCATGGCCCTGCGCCGGTGCTTCACATTACGTTCCGATCATACAAAACTCCCAAGGCGCTGTCACCGTCTTCTCGGCATCAGGCAGAAGCGGTATGAGGTCCAGCTCTCGTTGCAGCCTCCTTGAATGCGGCTATTGTCTTGTGGCGATTGTGCTTCTGATTCCAAGCGAGGGGAGAAGTATGTGGGCACTCGATAACATATAGCGAGTTCGCTTGCTGCACTATTGGCCGAAGATAACTAGCATCCTTGCCTACGAGGAGGACGACCCGAAGATTTGGCAAGAGCGGGAGTAATCTACGTAGCATCTCCGCGCCTTGCTTACGCATCGCAGTGCTGATTGCTTCTTCGCGGGATGCATACCAGGGAATAGCATTCCAGAATACCAGATCTTCGTATCGCAACCCCGCCTGCTGGATCGCGTCGATGGTATTTCTGGCAGTAATGTCGTCATTTCCCAATGATAGAAAATTGGTGGCTGCTGCCCCGAGCGCTCCAGGGCGCTTCAACACCATCAATACCCTGGCATCGACGCCTCCGCAGAAAGGATCGACCCACGGAACGTGTCCTTGTGTTTCAATGCGAAGCTTCTCAACAAGCTTGTTAATCGGACTCACTCTTGGATGAAACACGTTGTCCCGCCGGACTTGCCATGATCGATCGTCCATTAATTGCCATGGCACTGTCCTGAACCTCTGTTCGTTCATCATTACAGTCTTCTCCCTCTAGCGCGTGGATCCTAGGGCGGCTCTGACCATCTCTCGTGACCTTGATTGATTCAGGGTCCGATATTGAAATGCAAGAAAATTAAATGAACTTTTCAGATCTCATCTTGCGATTGAATTCATGCTGATCGGCGCAATCTGTCCTTCGACCTCGCACAAGCGACTCCTAACATCGCAGGCGGTTCGTCGTTGGGTCATTCTGATCAGAGAGTACAAACTGGAATCACTTCGATGCCCGGACCACCCCCGAAGCCCACCCACCTCAAGCTGATCACCGGCAACCCCGGGAAACGAAAGCTCAACACGAGTGAGCCGAAGCCGACAGCGGGCATTCCGCCGGTGCCAGAACATCTCTCCGACGAAGCCAAGGCGGAGTGGACCCGCATCGCCGTGGAGCTGAACGCCGTCGGCCTACTTACCCATGTCGACCGTGCGGCGCTGGCGGCCTACTGCCAGGCCTGGGCCGACTGGGTGGAGGCGGAGGAGCAGCTGCGTCGCTACGGCAAGATGGTGAAGTCGCCGGTGAAGACGGTGACGCGGCGATCGGGCGGCGCGGAGGTGACGGAGACGAGCGGCGGTTTCCCGATGCAGTCGCCGTTCCTGCCGATCAGGAACCGCGCGCTGGAGATCATGCATAAGTTCCTCACCGAATTCGGTATGACGCCGGCATCGCGCAGCAGGATTAGCATCGGCCAAGCGCCGGAGAAGGAGGACCCTGCTCAGGCATACTTCGCCCGGTGACGCGACGCAGACTCGTCCTGGGATGAAAAGTTGGATCGTCGCGACAGTTGACGAACATACACTTGGTCCACATGGCTTTTGGCGAACCCGACAAACGGAGCGCGATCACCTCCTTGAGAAGTTCCCCGACGTCCAGTTGATGCTCATTACAAATCCGGGAAGTGAGCAGCCGAAAACTATCGCGGGCCTCCGCGATGTCTTCGGAGCAAGCGACAACTCGGGTATCTCGGCGCTGCTCAGATGTTCCGAAGCTACATCTAGCCGCGATGTGCTTTGCAGTCGCCACGCGCTGGCGCCAAGGCCGACCATTCACTAACCATCAAACCGAACGTCGCGTTGGGAGGAAGACCGGCACCGTTAACTGCCACCGTAAGGCTATTTGGTGCGCTTCCAGATTGCGCAGGCTGTGCCGCCGATCTGGGCGCCCGATGAGCACATCTTCATCTCGTCCCCCGCGATGAGGATGGTTCGCTTTTGACTTTGGCCGTCCCAGCCCGGGAAGGTGCTTCCGTCGATCTGCGCCGTCAGCGACCCGTCCTGTTCGTTGATCGACCAACGTCCGTAGGTGGCGTTGCTTCCTTGCACGATCGCCTTGTTCTCATCGGCCGTTCCGGTCATCGCATTGTTGGACGCGAACTTGGGGAGGTCCGTGCGAAGCAGAATGGTCGCGAAGCGACCGTTGCCGTCAAAGATCGCAATTCCCTTCGGGTTCGCGCCAAATCGCTGGATTTTTTTGCCGTCTTGCTCGACCCATTGCTCAGAAAGCGACCACGTCCCTAACATCTGCTGCCTGAGTTCTGAGGGCTTCTGTTGCGCACGGGCATCCGTAGCTAGAACAGAAACACCGAGCAGGACAGCCATCATCGGATACTCTGAAAAGCGCATAGGTTCACCCTTTGACTAGTTGCGACGCGCGTGCCGCGAAAGAGGTGTGATGTAACGAGACCTATCCGTCCAAGGCTGAGGTCTTCTGGTCTTCAATACCGGGATTTCCCCGATGGACAGCCGTCTTGACCTCGATGAAGGAAGGTTAGCCGCCGATCCAGGCGCATGCAATGGTTGAAGCACAAAGAAGAAGGATGGGGTCTTGCCGCTGGATGATGATCACTGTTTGAGTGCGAATCCGGGCCCGTAAGCCAGCATCGGGACGCATGTCCTCTTTGGGCAGCCAGATAAACCAGAAGATGTAATGCCTATGTCGTCGATTATAGAGCCTGCTCTAGATCGAAACCAAATGACAGAAGGTAGTTCGCAGATCCCGCACTCCTCGCCGCATCCAGGGCATCCTATGCGCTTGACCCGGAAGACGAGGCGCAAGCCATCGCCACCACCTGACGATCCAGTCACGGCCTACGCCCGCGCCGTGGTCGAGGGCTGCGTGGTGCACGGCCCACACGTCCGCAACGCCTGCCGCCGCCACCTGCTGGACCTGGAGGAGGGGCCCAAGCGCGGCCTGGCCTGGGACGTCACCGCGGCGCTACGGGCGATTTCGTTCTTCCCCGACGTGCTGCGCCTGAATGGCGGCCAGTTCGAGGGCCGGCCGTTCGAATTGCATCCGTCACAGGCCTTCCGCATCGGCTCCCTGTTCGGCTGGAAGCGCCCGGACGGCACGCGCCGGTTCCGCCGCTTCTACGACGAGGAGGGCAAGGGCAACGGCAAGTCACCCATGCTCGCCGGCATCGGCCTCTACTGCCTGCTGGCCGACGGCGAAGCCCGCGCCGAGGTCTACGCCGCCGGCTCGAAGAAGGACCAGGCCATGGTCCTGTTCCGCGATGCGGTGGCCATGGTGGACCAGTCCCCCGCCCTAGCAGCGCGGCTGACCAAGTCCGGTGGCAACCCGGTGTGGAACCTGGCCGACCTGCGCACCGGCTCGTTCTTCCGGCCGATCTCCTCGGACGAAGGCCAGTCCGGCCCGCGGCCCAGCGCCGCGCTGTGCGACGAGGTGCACGAACACCGTGACGCTCGGACGATCGAACTGCTGGAACGCGGCTTCAAGTTCCGCCGTCAGCCCATGTTGTGCATGGCGACCAATAGCGGCTCGGACCGCAATACCGTCTGCTGGCAGGAACACGAGCACGCCGTCCGTGTCGCCGCCGGTACCCGCACGCCGGACGAAGCCTTCACCTTTGTCGGTGAGGTCATCGACGACGAGACCTTCGCCTTTGTCTGCGCCCTGGACGCGGGCGACGACCCATTGGAAGACCCATCCTGCTGGGTAAAGGCCAATCCGCTGCTCGGGGTGACGGTGACCGAGGACTACATTGCCGGGGTGGTGCGCCAGGCGAAGGCGATCCCCGGCCGGCTGAACAACATTCTCCGCCTGCATTTCTGCATCTGGACCGATGCCGAGGAAGCGTGGATGAGCCGGTCCGCACTGGAGGCGGTGCTGGCAGAGTTCGATCCGCAGGAACATGCCGATGAGGACGTCTGGCTCGGGGCCGATCTGTCCGGCAGCCAGGACCTCACCGCCGTTGCTGCGGTCGTGCAGACCGGCATGGTGGACATCCGCCGCGATGACGGCACCCTGGCGCGGCTGCCGACCTACGACGCCTGGGTGGAGGCCTGGACGCCCAAGGACACGCTGGCGGAGCGAGCCCTGCGCGACCAGGCGCCTTACGATGTCTGGGTCGCTGATGGCTGGCTGCATGCCGAGAGCGGCAAGACTATCCGGCTGGACTTCGTCGCGGCGCGCATCGCCGAGATTGCCGCCGCCTTCCGCGTGCGCATGCTGGCCTATGACCGCTACGCCTACCGCCGCCTTGAGGAAGAACTCGACGGCCTCGGCCTGACCATCGAGCAGGTAGAACATCCACAGGGCGGCCGACGCCGCGCCAGACCGTCGGACGAGGCCGTTCAGGAAGCCCGCCAGCTGGGTGAGCCAGCGCCGCAGGGGCTGTGGATGCCCGGCTCGCTGCTGGAACTGGAAAACCTCATCCTCGAGCGGCGTATCCGCATCCGGCGCAGCCCGGTGGTAATCTCCGCCATCATGTCGGCGGCGATCGAGCGCGACCCGTTCGACAATCGCTGGTTCTCCAAGCGGCGGGCCGTGAACCGCATTGACCCGCTGATCGCGTTGGCCATGGCGGTGGGGGCGGCGACCGGCGGTGCCGGTGCGGGGACAGAGATGGTATCCATTTGGGACAGGCCGGAACTGTGGGAATCTTCGCCACCCTCTTCGGCCTGAATACGGGGCCTGCACGTGCGCGTGTTGAGCCGCGCATCGTCGCTGCATCTCCCGAGAACCCCTCGACCAGCCTGGCAAATCCTACCGACTGGTTGGTCGATTGGGCGCATGGCGGATCCTCGGCGTTCGGGCCGCCAGTGACGGAACGCACGGCGAGGGCCTGCTCGGCGGTGTATCGCT